GGTTATCTTCAAACACCTTCGGATACTCAAGAACCATGTTCATTGTGTGTTTAGCCATCTTACTCTTCCTCTGTTTAAGCTGCTGGTTTGCAGCACTGGTAATATACTATAGTGACCCTTTTGAGAATTTTATACATACTTTTTGATATTTATTTTCACATTAGTGAATATCAGCATAAGTCTTCCCAAATTGCACATCTGTCCCTAGTGGTACATTAAGATTTATTGCATCGTTTACGTTGTTTATGCTCATCTGCATTATGTTCTCTGTCTTATCTTCGTCTCCCTCTCTTGTTAATACTATGATCTCATCGTGGAACTGACCGATAGTCTCTAGTCCCATGCCACGACATTCCTTAACCCAACTGTCAAAGCAGTAGACCCCTGTGCTTTGGTTGAGCGTACTGAAACGATCCTTGTCGCTGCGTAAGCTATGCCAGAAACCAGACACAGGATTCTTGAGCCACATGCCATTGAACAACTCACGGACACGCAACGTGCTTGCTACCTTCTCAATAGCCCAGTTACGAGACCAGAAGGCTTCTAGTAGGGTCTTGGCCTCAGATTTACTCATACCTGTCTCACGGGCCAGCTTAGGCGCTCCTACACCGTATGTAGCACTGTAGTTAACCACCTTATAATTCTTACGGAGGGCTTTGAGTGAACGCTCCCCAGAATTATGCTTGTCGATATCATCTTGGGTGATAACACCAGCGTGTAGAGCCAAGTCTAAGTGTGGGTCAAAGCCTTCATGGCTCATCTGCTCAACGTAGTTAGGGTCTAGTGGTTTCATATAGTGCCGTTTGGTTGTATCCTCTAGTGATGTCATGTCAGCACCAGATAGGATGTAACCGTCAGGACACGCCAGACACCCACGGATTACATCACCGTATGGCTTGTCTACACCCGGTAGGTTAACCAGTGGTCGGTAGTGTTTGAACCGAAAGGTGTTCGTTAGGCCAGCGACACTAGCCTCTAGCCATCCATCCTTGTGACACTCTAGGAAGCTCTTAAGAATACCAGCACGGTGAGTAAGGACAGTAAGGCCATTGAGAAGATCAACAGCTTGGTCAACCTCTGCAAGCTCTTTGACACTTCCGCATAGCTCCCCGTTCTTTCTAACTTGTTCGATTTGTCGTTCATCACCTGTCACCTTATCTCTTAGGAATTTATATGTCCGTGGTTTCCAACCTAACGAATACAGCCAGTCCTTGACCTGATCGTTAGAGTTAGGGTTCCCACGCTCTTCGCCTGTCTTAACGACAAACTGCATGGTTGTCTCAGATTGCTTGTACTCCTTACATAGGTCTACCCACTTCTCGCCATGAGAGGACAGGCTACCATCTTTCTTGTGCATGACCTTTGGTCGTGAAGCCATACGAGTTAGTGTCTTGCGTGGCATAGCCTCAGCCAGTTGCTCAACCTTCTCTACCTTGAGTGCCATGATTTCATCGTAGGCTGCTTGAGCCTTATCCACATCCAATTTCCACCGCAGGGCTTCCTGTTCCCTAGCGCAGTCTAGCTTGAACGTCAGATAGTCAATCAGACGATCCTTCTCTGTTGGGTCTTGGTACAGCTTGTTGAGCTTAAGGTCTAAGTCACGCCATAGACGCACGTTGATCTTAACGTCCTCATTACACCTGTGAGCGTACTCTTCTGGCGTTAGGCTGTCCCAGTCCTTGATTACGGGCTTAGGCACTCCATAGTCCTCTCCGTAGCCCTCAAGCCCATGCTTCATACGGTCGTGGTGTAGATACCAAGATAAAGCTAGGGTGTCGATCAAACGAGCCTTTACCTCAATGCCTAGCACTTTTTCCACCGCTGGTATATCAAAGCGAACATGATTGTGACCTACGAGTGCCTTGCGTGTAGTAAAGAACTCACGCATTTCATCGTAGTCATGCGTATGATGTACCGTCTTACCATCATCTGAATAAGACAAGACATGAATTTTGGTCAACTCATCTAATAGACCGTCTGTTTCAATGTCATATACTGTTGTCATTTGATTGGTTTTCCCATTCTGTGATTAGCTTGTTTCATGTAGGTTGTGTAAATACCATCAAGGTCTGAAGACTTTATTGAACTATAGGTATCTCCATTTGCAGCCAGTGTCAGATTACAAGACCTACATATGAATCCCCTAAACATGCCAGTGTCATGGCAATGATCTAATTGTATATTAGGGTCAACTAAGCCACAACATTCGCAGTACTCTGTCTTTAATGAAGCGAAACCAGACTTTAGTTTAATCTTTAGGTTCTCTCTGAGTACATGGCAAGCCTTACAGACAGCAAAAAGTCCGTCTTTAGTCTCTGGGTGCTTGTAAAAGTCAGACGCACTTTTTTCCTCACCGCATTTAGCACAACACTTTTTGTCATGCACCTCAAAATCAAAACTCTCTTGTGTCATTACGCTACCTCTGTCAATGTGAATGTATCTGTGTTGAACCGCATCATCCCTGCGTTACCTTCTTCGGAACATGGACGATTCTTCTCAATAGACAGATACGTTGTGTTGCGCTCTTGCAAGTCTGTAGACTCCTTGTCTCGCTTAAGATCAATGATGACTGACGCACGTTGACCGATCATACGACAGTATTTCATCTGACCATCATCGTTAGTGTGGGCGATAGTTACGATACCCACGTTTAACTCAGCCGATAGCTTGGACAGTCGTACCGATAGATCAGCCAGCATTTGCTCTTTGCTCTCATCTGATGAACCCACAAGCACATCTTGGATAGGCTCAAAGAATACAAACTTAACACCACAGGCTACAGCGAAGTAACGTATCTGGTCGATCAGGTCTTCTGCACCTTGACCATCACTAAGGTAAAACTGATAGAAGTTCTCCTCCTTCGTTAGATCACCAATGGCTTTAACCACCTGATCCTCTGCGTCCTTCTCTTCGATCAAGTCCCTGCGTGTCAGATTGTCATTACACTGGTAAGACACAAGACCTAACAAAGATCGTAGCTTGGTTTCCTCCAAGTGCCATGCAGCAATAGGAACCTCACGCTGTAACATATTGTACTCAAGGAACCGCATGATCTCCGTCTTGCCTATGCCTGTGGGCGCTTTGATTACCGTGAAGTGACCCTGCATGAGACCAAGTATCTTGTCGTCTAATGCTTGGATACCTGTAGGTACATACTGATGCTCAGGCGTGTCCTTGTACAACGACAAGAAGTCCTGTGTACTGTTCATCACATTCTCAGGTGTGAACTTACGAGCGTTCCACCATGCACTCTTGAAGTCTGCTGCCTTACCAGCCTGTAGGAACTCGTTAGCATCTTTGTATGGTCGATGGTCAACACGATAGACTTTGTTGGGGAACAGCTTTGCTATACGGTCAGCAAGAGCATTACCAGCGTCATCGTTGTCAGCCGACAGGATGATCTTCTCGAAACTACCTAGCCAATCCGCACAGTTCTCCCACAGCTTCTTAGAGGGCGTAGCAGAGGGTAACGACACAACAGGGTTAGTGTACCCGCTCTTGAGTATTTGTGCCACTGAGAGAGCGTCTAGTTCACCCTCAGTGATCGTAACCATCTTAGAGCTACCTGCGGTAAAGAAGTTCATACCGAAGAGTTCATCACCCTTGAATCCAGACTTAGCGTAGAAACCCTTTTCGTCTAGCTTACGAACTTTAATTCCCCCGCTGGGGTACACATACTCCTGACGATCACCATACGTTAGAACACCGAAGTCCTCCATCGTCTTGCTGTTGATGCCACGCATGTTAGTGTAGCTACCCTCACCAACGTCTTCTATACGCTTAGGGGTAAAGTTTGTTACATTCATATCATAATCCTTATTTCCACTGACGGGGTATCTGTCTTTAGCCCAATCAAACATTCGTTCTTTTGATGGGTATCCTCTGTCACAAGAGTGACACTTACCAAATCCATCGGTGTTCCAACTAAAGGCGTCAGAAGAGCCACATGACGGATACGGGCAAGGTTGTGATCCATGTTCGGACATACGGCCCTCCTTATTTAACGACAAGTTCTAGTAACTATAGTTATAACTAATGTTATATAACTACTAGAGTAAATAACTATAGTTAGTAACTTAAGTAACCCCTACACTTACTTATAGGGATATATCTTGAGATATTATTCATCACGAATTGTTACAGTACGAACTTTCTTAACTTTCGTAAAGCTGACTCCTCCCTACGAAATACCCAAGTCTGGTTGTTTCCAGTAAGTATAGCAACATCATCTTGTGTCATATCACCAAAATACCTCATTTCTATAACCTCCAGTTCCTCTCTCGTTAATTTTTCACGGGCAATCTTTATGACATAACTTGCAAGCTCTTTAGCTTCATACCTAGAGACATGCTCTCTGCTTGAAGCTCCGTATTCCTCACTGTACTGACCAGATGTTGACGACAAAATAACTTTGAGCCACTTGTGTCCAGTTTCAGACATATCACCTTTAGCTTTGTCGTTTATATCACGGGTAAGTCTACGGGTGATATTGTGTGCTGGTACTGCA